AATTTGGATATTACTTTTCGGGCTTCAACTAATTTCAAATCTTCGTGAAGAACTTGCTTAGAGCAAACTCTATATTTGACCAGTTTGTATCTCCTTTAATAGTTTGGAGATAGTATATATAACTTTTGATTTTTAGTAGTTTGGATCAGATGCAAGATTTATAAGTAATGTTGGACTAATTGCAACTATATTACCAGCCATCATAACTCTTTTTTCCTTACACTCACATGGTGGAACAGAGTGTTGAGCTTGTCCACTAAACACTACGAGGTCACCGACTTTAGGTTCAAACGCAATACCAGCTTCCGTAAACACTAGTGGACTACTTCCTTTTGGAACTTGAAGATAGTAACACCAACTCCACAATGCAGGCCAATGATTATGTTCTTGTGTAAACTCACCTTTACTATAAGATGCACCCCAACATTCATCCGTCATAAGTCTAGGGGATTGTCCTTTACGTTTAGTATGTGTATCACCATCTACATGAGTAGAACCATATCGCATAGTCTTTGCGACATTCTCTGCAATTGTTGATACTTTATTAAAGTCATCATCTTTCATATGCATACGCCAGTCAGTCATATTTGCTTTGACGTTTGTTTGGTGTTTCATTACATCTGGATATGTAAGTATCTTTTGAATTAGATTGTCATTTGTTTTACTGTCAATCTTCTTAGTTTCCAAAAGATTTACTTCGTGAATTGGAAGTTTCATCTTAAATTCATAGTTAGGAATCATAACCATTATATATCACCGACCTTACGACTTGCAGATTTCAATGCATCAAAACCGCCTGGATATCGTTCCGATAGTTTTCCGACATTGATGTCAAAGATTTCTTCCCACGAACTATCAAGTGCGATAAGTGCTTGAGCCATATACCAACATACATCACCAAGTTCTGATTTGAGATGTTTCTTTGTATCGTCATCAATCTCTTTACCTTGAAAGAGTAACTTCTTTACTATGTCATTAAACTCTCCGACCTCACCAGACAATCCAATCGAGGCTGTCAGTAATCGTGATGGGTCAATACCTTTTTCTTCCATAATATCTAATGCATCTTTAAAATCCTTTGTGTTCTTAGTTGCATCGCTTGTAACAGTATCTACAAAGTTATTATAATCATTTAATACACTTGGTCTTTTTCGCATCACATTCTCCTCTTAATCATAGTAAAACTTCCTTGTCTGTATTTATGTGGTTCAATCATATCAATTCTCTCCCACTCCTCATTTGAAACATACGTTTCTATTTCTGTGTAGTTTGGATTCGGTTTTCCTCTATAGTAAGTGTAGTGTAGTAGAACATATCCAGAACATATCGGAAGATATTCTTTTAGAAACTCTCCATACTCTTTATGTCCGCCACAATCAAACCAAGCAAAGTCAATCATTCCGTATTCATCTTTTATCTGTTGTGCTTTACCTTGAAACAAACTTTCAATTACAGTCACATACTTATTGTCTTTATATTTTACTGCAGCCTGTGATGCAGAAGATTCTTTTTGACTCATATCATCAATACAAATTATCTTGGGGTCATAAGGTTTACCAAAGTATTCCATATCTGCATTACCATCTATATGAATCTGTTCATTACTTTCTAAACCTTTAATTAGGAATGGAGTTGTATAACCCAAACCTATCTCTAATATTCTTTGGGGTCGGACAAAACGAATAAGTGAATAAAGTAAAGGAGCCATTAGTTCAGTTCCCATACCTTGTTGGAAACAATCATCAAAAGGCATAGTAGGTTTATCCTCATCTACTTTGATATGGTTAAACATTCTTTCTTCAAATTTAATTGGTTCATCACTCATCTTTTTCTCCGTTATTAAAATTCTGGTAGTACTTCAAGTCTATTGCGGCTGCACTCAAGGTGTTAGTCCACTTATCATAATATAATCTTTTCAATCTTCACGATACTCGTAACCATAAGGTTATCGCCTACTTTCATTTTAAATCTTTCATTCTAGTAATCATACCACAAACATTGCCAGTTGTCAAGGTCTGAACACTTATTATATACAGTCTTTACTCCATGAGCTGCAACTTCTAATGTACTAGGAAGTTGATGTACACAACCAGATAGAAGTGCGACCATAATTATAATATATATTTTTTCTTTATGCATAATGTAAATAACTTCCTAGTATATACTTTGGTTTATTAATTGGTTTCTCTCCAGCGTGTGACCAAGGCCATAATGGTGGGAACATGAGTAGAGATGCTTTCTTACATTCTGATTTAACATCATACTTTGAAAAGGTAGTTGAACCACCATCATTATCATCTAGGTATAAAAAGAAAACGAGAAAACGTCTTGCAGTATTATAATCCATAACATCAACATGATTACCAAATTGGTCATTACCATCTGGTAGATATCGTTTCAATCTTATACCCTCAAACCCATACCTAGTCGGCCATGGATTAGAATCATATCCTATGTCACAATCTTCTCTGTATTTCTTTACATACAGTTTGAATACATCATGGAGATAATCAANNTCTGTTTTCCAAACATCATGTGCAAGGANATGTATCTGTGTAAAAGACATTTCTCCTTGACTATGNTTCTCATACTGTTCTGGATTACTTTCAAACTTCNCAATCATCTCATCACAAAAACCAATAGGAACTACATTGTCGTATCGTCTAATGTAATTTTCCATACTTGTATTCCTTCTCTGCGGCTTCATCAATTCGTTTCATTACATCTTCCGTAAAGTATTTCTCTGGATTGTTATTAATAGACTTACCAAACTGTGTAGTACCATCAGGCAACTCAATACGAGTGGACACTTGTTTAAAGATTTCATACTTGATTGCAAGTTCTAATAGACCATAGTATTTGTCAAGGCCTGTGTCATAAGATAACTTGACATCAACCATTTTATTCTCTATAGTCAATCTCGACTTGTGATTCTTACAATGTACGATATTACCCACAACATCAGTACCAACTTTATCTTTCTTCTTTGATAGAAAGATGATTGATGAGGCTGCATACTTTAATCCAGAACCACCACCCATTTCTTTAGTAGGAAACAATCCCATAGAATCATATGTGTGATTAGTCACAACCATAGGTATACCAGCTCGACCTAACTTTAATGTTAGAACACGAAACGCTGCTTTTAGAACTTGTGCTCGTGTCATATCTCTTGTTTCTTTACCATCAGAAGTGTCTTCTACCTCTTTTGTAGTCGATAACATACCTAAACTGTCTAGACACATCATCATAGGTCTACGATTATCTTCTTTCTCTGTCAGTACCTTATCTAGTACCTTAATCGCCTGTGTACGAAACTCTTGTACAGTAGTGACTGGTATGATAACCATTCTTGCTGGGTCAATCCCTCTATCAATCACCATTTGTTTCGTAATCGCACTTTCACTCTCAAAGTATAGACAACCAGCCTCTGGATTGGCTTCCAAGAAACTCTTGACTATACCCATGACAAAGAACGTCTTACCAGTCGCAGACTCACCAGCTATTGCAGTTATCTTATTATTCGGTAGTCCACCATAGATAGACCCACTTAACAACGCATTAAATATATAAGAACCAGTATCAATAAACGAATTAACATCTGCACCCTCTATACCATCAGAGGCAAGAGCTGCATACTCATTCCCAGTAGTCTTAATTATATCTTTTAAAAAATCACTCATTACTTCTCCTATATATCTTCGAGTTTTTTCGCTCCGAAAAACGGGGCTAACGTCTTTTCCCAGTAGCAACATCTTTTGCTTCTGTACTACTTAGAACGACTAAGTTACCTTTATTATACGCCTGACCTAACACGGCATTACCTTTGTATTCCTTAACCACACGCTTGGTTTGTATTCTCCACTCATAGTCCTTTATATCCCTAGAGGGTAACTGTTTTGAGAGCCGCTCAGTTTTGAGGGGGGCGGGCTCTCGCTTATAGTTAGGGTCTACTCCCATCTTTGTGAGGAACTTCTCGTGAGCTATCAAAGACTTCTCCATACTAGGTGTAATACGTTTCTTCTTCTTACGTTTCTTATGGTTAGTTGTTGTCCAATATGCTGGAAGTAAATGCATAGTCATATCTGAATTAATCTCCGTAGTATCTAAGTAAAGTCCATTGTCCACCAATCAACTCTACGTTTTCTTTTCTAACTAAGGATTGTTGGGCATTACGAAAATAGTTTCCGTATTCTGCTGTATCTAACTCTGGGTATTTCATAAACGTCTTAGTCCACCATTCATTAAAGGTCATCATACCAATAGGTGATAAGACAGCCATCATAGCATATTCGAGTTTCTCTTTTTTCAATTTGTTCATATCAAAATCTTTCTCTGGATACTTATTACATTTATAGATTACATGCAGCCCTTCCAGTTTAAGGCCGGCCTATCTGTGGAAACTAGGTGGGAGCGCTTTGCAGTGATGTTATCGTGAGTTAACAAAACCAAACATCTTAGCTCTTACGAGCTCCAGTAAACGCGCCCTGGCCTCCACCTATGAGAGAGAGTAGAGTAGAAGACTCAACACATCATAACACCTTGAACAAGGAACTTTCTCTGTTAACCAACCCACCTTAATGAGTCTTCTCTCTAATTCTTAATTACATTATATCAAACTAATCACACATTGTCAATACCTTTATGAAACTTTCTTTGCAGATTTCTTGAAGACACCTACAGTACCATCTACATAGCTGCCTGTGTCACACCATGCAGTAAACGCCTTACACTCGTATCCACAAGTGGCAGCCTTTGGGCAGGTTGAACATGGGTCTTCCTTTTTATTCTTAGGGCCATAATATATATCTTGGGCAGCAACGTTACTCTTTGACTGGCCACCATAAACTTCTGAATCATACCACATATTTAAATCTCTCTCTTTGTTGTTGAATATACCTTATTATAACAAGTAATCATACTCTTGTCAATGCGTCCTCTGTAATCGTTACTGAGCAAGGGTTACAGCTTACTGTGATAATACTAAACTCTGTACTGTTGCCGAATCACTTTAAGTAATAGATGCCCTTACTACAATAGCTATTATACACTATTCTGTGGCAATGTCAAGTGCTTTCTGTAATTATTCTGTATTATTTCTGATATGTGTGGAATTTAAATCGATAAGTAACAAACACTAATCACATCAACTCTATGTTTATATTAGCCTTTAATGAAAGCTTCCGATAATCCCATGTTATCCCATAATAACCCATTAGTTAAACGCAATTAACATTAACAACAGACTATTCAATGAGAACCCTATTGCATTAGACACGATATACAATGTATCCTTAGCGTATATAGCTCTTATAAGGAATAGAAACAATCCTAACCATACGAGGAATATAAAGTTCAATGGTGGTAGATCAGTTGACCAACCCATTAACACCGATACTGATGTAGGAGCAGTCGCACCATGAATAAGTATCATACCTATCCATCCACAAGCCTCACTCATCTTGTTTGATTTTAACATCTTTTTAGTTTTCATAATAAATCCTTTCTTTCTCAATTTATACCTTATTATACCAAGTATTATTGAGAAAGTCAAGTACTATCTTGTAACCCTTACTGACTGTACGTTACAGAGGACATGAATTTATGTTGTTTTGTTGTTTATGAGAGAGTTGCGAATCACCCTATCCAGTCAAACCCTATGGCTCTGTATATGATAACGTATATCCATATGATAAAGAATAACTTCAGTCCTTTATCTACTATTGTGAATAAGTCCATACTCTACTATATCACTACATTATCTACTGTTGGTATTTGTTTAATCATGATTTGCTACCAATCATTACTAATACTGATATAAAGAAAAATGCAAAGAACCATATCGTATAGTCTTTTCTTGGTGGTTCTACCTTATCAATCTCTTTATGGGGTAAGTAATCTCTATCCCATGCATCTCGTCTTGTATCTCTCTTATTATTCATTAATCCATCTCTGTTGGTTTCATATAATTTTCTTTTATAAGTGCAATCGCAGCACCTACCACTCTATTGGGATACTTGATATCATATCCAGTTCCTGCCTTGAGTGATTCTAGATTGAGTAGAGGTTTATGCCAATGTGTGATGTTATCCCAATTTGTTATGAGGTCTTGACATATCTGGTCGTACTCGGAGTCTGTTATAAGTGACTCGTTCTCTTTATAGTATGCATATGAATACATAAGGTAATAAGGAACTAACATATTCTTATTGGTCAAGTATGGTTTTATCACTTGGTCTGCCTCTCATCATAGCTCGTTGATTTCTCATGTCATCATCATATACGACTGTTACATATGTCAGTCCACAGATGAGATAGAATTTTAAAAAGAAACTAATCATCAATCTCTTTTCCATGATACACTTCTACATAAGCCTCACACTTTGGACACGATAGATTCGTTATAATTGTATGACCATCAAAGTGAGTTTCATCTTCTTCTAAATCGTGGTCACCACCCCATATGAGTTCTGTACCACATACCCAACACTTCATATGATTCTGCCTATCAATTCTGCAATCACAACATATAGTCCATAACCAAAAATTAAGGTCACAGGTACGATTGCAACCATATTTGGGTCATAGAAAAACCTTATTATTTTTCTCATCATTGATTATCTTCCCATTGTTCGCACATTGACCTTAGAGTTACACCAACCATTCCCTCGTAACATTCGTCACTCTCGGAATACACATATATCTCATCTACTTGTTCTTTAGTTAGGTCTTCAATAGACTCTACATTGAAATATCCTAGAACATCTTCATAGGCCCATTC